GCCCTGACAGAGAGGTCTGAAAATCCCATCTTCTTCATTTTTGTATCTACCTTGTCACCACCAAATGCCCTTTCTCCCTCCACATCCTTCTCAGTACAAACACCAATGACAGAGCATTTCTTTCTGGCAATTATATCCTCAACAAATCTGTGGGCTGCCTTGATATAGTTCCACTTACTCCCTTCCAATAGCCCAAACTTTTTCGGGTCCAATGATGCCTGCATAATGTAGGCGGTCAGATTTCCTCTGCTTATCTGGTCGATGAAATCCATCTGGACCCATTCATAAAATTGGGACATCAGGTCAATGATAAATAAATCATTCTCCCTGACTTTCATCTTTACGGTTAACCAGAATGCCCGTGCCTCATCAATGTTTTGTACTTCCTTGAATGTTACCTTTCCCTTGAGGACCTCTTTTGCCTTTTCCCCTCCACCAAAGTATACCTTTACAGTCTCAGGCACTCCACTATCGGTGCTCATCAGGTATATATGCCCACCATTTTTGATTGTGTCTTCAATATATGAACAATAGGAAAAAGTCTTTCCATGTTTTGGTGGTCCAAAGATGAGGATGCTCTGTTTTGTGTTATCAAGCCACGAGCAATCATTACTATTAGGTAAAGCCATCTGACCACTTATGGGTGCATTGGTCTGAATAATCGGTTGCATCATAGGTTGTTGCGGGATTACAGCAGAGTTTTGTGGTGTCCATGCCATTGTCTATACCTCACGCAAAGTCCTTTTCATCTGATTGTGGAACCAGTGTTGATGCTGAGATAGGTGGAGCATTGACCACCTTCTCGTTGCTCCAGATTGTTTGGGCTGTTATTGCCCTGAAGTCCTCTCCCCCTGCTTCAAAGGGTGGCATCTTCCATATCTGTCCCACTACATACGCCTCACTCCAGGGAGCTATGAGGGCTGCTTCATCTGCCAGGTTGTCAGGTATCTTCACATAAATTTCACTGGCAACATCATCAAGACCACCACCCTGCTGTATCCTGATGCTTTTCTTTTCCCGCTCAAGGTTTATATTTGTTACGGTCCCTTTGATGAGGAAGAGGTTTGATTCTGTCTTGTTTTTGATTGCTTCAAGCGCAGAGTCAAAGTTCGAGATATCAAGCAGGCGTGAACTAAAGAGGGCATCCGCTTCAGCATTGATATCCCATTGAGCAGTTCCCGGTAAGGATTTTGTCCCACTTTTCAGATATAACCTCACCGAACCATCGAGAGAGTTATCCTTTGCTCTGGTGGTATACATTTTGATGGGTTGTCTCATAGAGATGCTATAATTGCATTCGTCTGAGTTGAGGGAGAGTATAAATCTCTTTTTCCCCCCATCCTTATCGACAAACACGCCCTGGACTGTCCTGAAAGATGCCTCAATAAGAGGTTTTCCGTGGTTAGAGTTAGGTTTCCCGTTTTTGAGAAGGGCATCCTGGTCAAGGACCAGGAGGTTGTCTTTTGTCTGCATGACCTTCTTCTGGGCAATCGCCTGCGCCAGTTTAATCTTGTCGGTCCCAATATCATTCAAGACCTGATTGATTTTTCCCCTGTTGCGATAGAGGATTCCACTATCCAAGAGGGGCAACGCTTCCACCAAATCTCCCGGTGTAGAGATAAATTTTCTGAAAAAGGACACAGTCCTATTCATCATACGCTTCTCAAACTCTTCAGGAGAGAGAGTCCCAAATAAGGTTTTTGTCTCTTCCCTGATATGGGTGATGAGGTCTGCAACCTCCTGGACAGGTAATCCAGATTTTTCGACGATTTTCTGTTGTAGTTGTTCTATGGTTTCCATGGTCAGTCCTCCTTGGTTAATTCTTTTTTCATTATTGATTGTGCTGGTATCTCCCGCTTTTTTTCCTTAACTACAGCCATGAGGGCGAGCTTAATCTTCACTCCCTCCAAGAGGTTAAATCTATCCCGTATCGGCTTTGGTATTAAGACCTGAAAGTTGTCATAAATGACCGCCTCCCACTGCATATCCTCATTAGTTTTTTCATCCATGGTATAATCCTCCCTTAATTTTTTACGGATTGTGGTAATTGCATAATTTTCAGTCGAATGACCTTCTTTTTATTATCTCGCTCAAAAATATCTGAATGTTGCCTCACCACACTATTGATTTTATGGTAGATGTAATTTCCTGTCATATTAAGGTCTCTCTGCTCCTCAATGGCATCCCGCAAATCACTTATGGTGCATTCCTTTATGGGAGACTTTCTCAATCTTGCCCTTATTAAAGAATAAATCCTGGAGTCTTTTTCCGTATATTCCTTTTTGAGTGTGATGTTTTCAAAGAGCCAGTATTTGAGGTTGACATAGCATTTTCCCAATAGGTCAAATGCCCCTACCACATCCTGTATATCAACTGGGGCATGCCGTATAATTGCATTGTGGTAGGAGAGGATTATGGACTTATTTCTCATCCTGCTCACATATTCGAGAAGTGTGTCTCGGTATGCCTTGACCTTGACATCCATCTTGGTGTCTCTGATGAGTTCGTTGAGTTTGTAGGAGGTCAAGCTATTGAGCATGTTAGGATTGTTAACCGGATAATCCTTTCCCATATAAGTCTGGGAGTAGAGGGCGATATCATTTAGTTTCTTTATGAGTTTTTCCTTATCGAGTTCAAATGAGGTGTTATCCATGCGGGTTCCATAGCTCTTCACCCCTCCCCTCGTCACAATTGCCTGAAACATATCCTCATCAACGTCTCTCATATAGACAAGGCACCGATGAATGAGACCAGAGCGGATAAAGAAATATTCTATATTCTTTGCAGGACGAGAGGTTGCTATAAGGGAACCGGTTGCGCTCGTGGTTATGGGTCTGTCATATTTTTCGAGGTTGGCATCATAGGTCTTGCCTTCCATGAGGTCCAAAAGGGCATTCATCAAATGGGATGAATAGGAGTTTGGTGTCAATAGGTCATCGGCTTCTGTCCATATCCAAAAGTCTCCGTTTTGTAGTGGTCCCACTATGACTTCATTGGTATAGCCGCCTTTTTTCTTATCTCTTTTATATCTGTTGAGCATTCCTGCCAATGTTGATTGTCCCTTAAAAGGGGAGATGACGAGCTTCCTGGTCATGGTCTGCCTACTCTCATCATTGGTCTCAGTCCACTCAATACCATCAATGATAGGTTTGAAGAATGTGTCTAACGCCTCCCCCTTCCCTGTTGAGCTATTTTGTACCCAGAAAAAGTCGAGCTTTGGTCTAATCATTTTTCCGTCTCCATCAAAGATAGTGATATGTTTGATAAGTTGTCCAATAAAGATATGGAATAAGATTTCACCGGGAGTGGAGTTCTCCCAGCAGGTTCGGTTGAAGAGATGCATCCACTCATCTTTGACGGTGAGGAGGCGAGATGCACGGGCATCTTTGATTGCCTGCTCAAGAATTTCATCAGAGATTTCGACAGTGGATAGGGAGCTGATATGTTCCTGTTCTGTCTTTTCCTTTTCCTTTCTCTGCCTATACTCCTGAATGCTATCTGATAATGCTTCTTTATCAATGACTGTAATGTCAGAAAAAATATCCTCATCTTCCTCTTCCTGCGGGTAGATTTCATAATCAAGACTTTCCTGGTCTGCAATGAGGGAAAGCATTTCATCCTTATCAACCCGTTGCATGGAGTGTATGAAGTCTTTATAGTCGGTAAGTAAAAGGTGGCGTTCATCCTGAGATGATGATGCCTTGAGTTTGTCAAAGAATTCGTGTTTCTCATCATTGTAGGAGATGTCATCGAGGACCTTTTTAATTTCTTCCTTATCCTTTTTTGTTAATGAGCCAATGTCTTTTTTTATTTTATTTATGTGAATATCCATTGTATTATCCTCAATTATGGGGGTGGCTCTTTTATATAAACCTTTTGAAATATTGAATTACGAAGTCCAGCGTATAGGTTATCCCTTAGTTACTTAGTGGATGGGAAATGAGGGGGGGAGGGGGAGGGAGGTTATGTCTTCTTGATTAAGATTACTTTAGGTCGTCGTAAGTAGGGAGCATGGCTGGGGGTGGGTTGGTTTATGTTGTTTTGAGGTTTGTTACGAGAATTTTTACGACAATCGGACAACTTATCGTAAAAAATTAGAGGGTTTAAATGGTAGGAAATGATTAAGAACAAGTAAATAGGACTTAAATAAAATTTTTTACGATTTACGACTCCCCCTTATATAAAAAGAGATAAATATAAAGAGTAATATATATAATATAATATATATATAATTATATTTTTTTTTTATTATATTAAATCGTAAACCCTCTCTTTTTACCCTCAACCTGACACCAAAACCTCGACGACGAGCAGGATTTTACCCTCATTAAGAATCTTTACGATTTTTTTTACGATTGTCGTAAAGTGTGGGAGGAGCTATATACTACACTTACTTATCCACTTACTTATCCATAATATTAAATAGGGGCTCTACTTTATAGATATGATGATGGAGATGAAAGACCAGGAAATGAACGGCATGACAACCCAACATACCATCAGTATTTCCATTAAACAAAAATTGTTGCTTAAACAATATCCACAGTTCAGTTTATCAAAATGGGTGCAGACACAATTGACTGAAGGGGAGATGAAGAAAGATGTCTGACCAAGAAAAACCTGATGTGACTGAAATAACCTCCCTTTTTCTCAGACATAAGGATACTTCTATTATTTCAAAACAGACTGGTCTTCCTGAGCAGGTAATAAAAACCCTATTACGACATCATAAAAAGGAGATAAGTCATCTTGTCGACACCTTTGATGATATTCAGCTTGTAATCAATGATGATGGGACAATAGATGTGGAAAAGACTATGGAGAGTGTGACAAGTGCAACTGTCTCTATGGTTAAGGACCGGCATAGTGCGTTTGAACCCATTGAGTTGACCATGGCTCTCAAGGAGACGCGGCAGCAACTTGAAGCACTCCATAAGATGAAAGGACCTGCATTACCATCAGAGCTTCATCTACATCAACATAATGATATTGCCCAAACAATTATAAATCAAATTTTTCGGGGGAAGGGAAAAATACCACTGGAGGTTGTTGATGAACCACACCCCGAAGAATAAAGAGTTGGTATACTATCGAGGTGAAGTAGATGCCTGGATTAAATCTATACGCAAAGAGTTTTCTGAGTTCTCTGGTATAGCGGAGATTGTATATGAGCATAGTGATGATATACAACATACTTATGAGTTGTTGTATGAGTTGAAAGATGAGGTTGAGAGATTGAAGAGGGAGATTAATTCCATTATGGTCATTCAAATCCTGGCTCTCAAGAACCAGAACCGCATAGAAGAGGTGGTTAAGAATAAATGAATTGACTGTTATACAGGAACAGGATTTAGAGAAAGTGTATTTGTTAAGAGATTCTTATATCTCCACAATAAAAAAGAGACAGTTATTCCCATCACAGAGAGAGTTTTCTAATGCCATAATTAGGTCTGTTTTGTTTAATAGGGGGGATATAATTCTTGCTATGTGGACAAGACAGCATGGTAAGACGACCGGGACTGTTGATACCGTAGATTTCCTATTTGAGTTCTATTTTCCATTATGTACACAACTTGGTCTCTCCCATTATCCTTTCTTCAATGTGGGTTTCTTTGCTCCCCAGCAACAGCAGTCCCGGACCGCCTTCACCATGTTAAAGGAATCTCTCCTGCTGGCACAGCATCATACTTTCCCGGTTTCCTTTGATACTTTTAATGGTGATACCATTATTGTCAAGCATACGACAGATGTGGAATATCCCCCACGACAGGCATATTGTTTTACCGCCTCTCCATCATCCCACCCGGAATCAAAGACGTTAAACCTTATTATTTATGATGAATCACAAGACTTAGAGGATATACAGGTTGAGAAAGCTATTGAACCAATGGGGGCATCGACCAATGCCACGCAGGTCTTTATTGGGGTGGGGGGATATAAGAGATGTAAGTTTTGGAAGTTGGCACAACAATTAGAACCGCAGTATAAATTTATCATTGATGTCAATAAGGCGTTGGAGGAGAGGGAGTTGTTATATCAACAAACACATAATCTCATTTATAGAAATTATAAGGCGCATATAGATAAGAAGATGAGGATGGAGGGAGTAACAGAAGAGAGTGACCATTACAAAACTCAATATCTCTTGAAGTGGATTTTGGAGAGAGGGCAGTTTATCACTTATGAGCATCTCATGTCGTTGGAGAAGGACTACGAAGTGTGTGAAGAAGTTACTGATATGGTGTATGTGGGGATTGACTGGGGCAAAATACACGACGGCACAATTGTGACATATGTTAATGAACTGGCACGGGTGCAGGAGTGGTTAGAGTTTTTAGGAGATGATTATAATTCTCAGATAGAAGATATTGCGCTACATACGAGTAAGAAGTATAGAAAGGTTGGGTTAATTCATTGTGATTCTACCGGTACGCAAGATATGGGCGTTGATAACTTGAGAAGGAGGTTGAGAGAACATGGTGTTAGCACTCAGGTGATTGGTGTGCCGTTTACTGCACAGAGCAAGGATGCAATGTATAAAAATCTATGGCGGTTAATGAGTCCTGTTGTTAGTGGTGGACAAAAGCTACAGGAAGCGGCTTTTGCGTTTCCTAAAAAGGCACCACCAGCCAAGAAAGAAAAATTCATAAAGCAGTTCCTTGACCTGCAAAAAGAGATGAAGAATGAGAAGTGGTCGTGTAACCATCCAGAAGGACCACAATACCATGATGATTATTGTGATAGTGCTGCACTGGCATGTTATGCATTTAAGCCCAATGCTGTGCCACAAAAACATAGATTCCAAATGTTTGTGTAAATTATATAATTAAACAATTAAGTTTAAATCATTTAAAAACAAAAGGTGAGAATATGGCAGAGAAAATAGTATCAACTAACAAACCAACATTTTATATCCATGAGGCAGGAGGGGTAAAGCAGGAGCTTGATGCTCAGGCAGATTTTCAGGGGTTGGTGAAAAGGTCTCCTGTGAGGTTTCCTTCTGAGCTTGGTGAGCAGCATCCTCTTGATATGGGCGCAATGGAGGAAATGTGGTTGAGGTTTGGATTTATCAATGCCACCATTCAAAAGATTGTTGGGTTTGTGTGGGGCAGAGGGTTTGGTGTGAAGTGCGATGATGAAAGGGCTGTTGAGGTGATTGATGAATTCAACCGCACCACAAACTTTCCTAATGTTGGCAGGAAGTGGACAACTGAAGGATTATGCAAAGGGCAGGGCTATCTTGAGCTTGGTGGTAGTGATGGAGTGCAGGGCATTAAACTTCTTGATGCAAAGAACATGTATATTAAGCGGGATGAACAGGGCAAGATTAGTGCGTTTAACCAGCTCATTAAAGGTTTCCAGCGAGATAAGATTAATGATAAGATGAAACTGCAAAAAAGTACTGATGGTAAAAATGGTGACTATATTGAGTTTGACCCAAAACAAATTGCACTATTTCAGGTCAATCAGATTGGCGACAGGGCGTATGGTGTGGGAATGATATATCCTAATCTTGATACTATTGACAACTATTTGGGAGCATGTAAGAATATGCATACGGTAATGAAGCGCAAGGCAGGTACACCGTATGATATCATTAGGTAGTCTGGAGCATAATATTTTCCCTGAGCCAAGTGCTGTTTCTGATATGGGACAAAAACTTGAATATTTGCAAAACAAAACAGAGTGGGTGCATGGTCCTGATGTGGTGATTAAGCCACTTGACTTTGGTAATATTGCCGAGAAGTTTGTGTTCCCCATGGAGCATGATATGGACCAGGTGATGATGGGTTTTCAGACTCCAAAGACAGTGTCTGGTCAGGAGATGAGCACAGGACTTGGCAGTGGATTAAGTAAGGAGCATGGTGGAGCTTTTCAGAGATTTATTGAGAGCATTCAGGAAGAGCTTGAAAAGGTCATTGAGCAGAATATTTATAAGAGAGTTTTACTGGCACAAGGTATTGATGCTCATGTTGAGATTGTGTGGGGACTGCCAAGTGAAGAGGAAAAGCGTGCTCAGATTGAGCTATTGAGAAATCTGCTTATTAGCATTAGCAATCCTGCAATACGACTGGAGATGGAGAAAGATTTGGCACAGTTGATGGATTACGATAAAAGTATTGTTGATGTTGGTGATGCACAACGGCAGGCAGATGCCGACAAACAGCAGGCAGCAGATAGTGAAGAGAAGCCAGAAGATAAAAAGAAAAATCCTTTTTTGTTTAGCAAGCTTACCAGATGGTGGAAAGGGAAAGATATGCATAAACATGAAGAGGACTTTGGCAAAGACCATACTTTGATTGAGTGGGTGGGCTTTAATTATAGTTCATTTTTACAGGACATAAAAAAGGTTATCAGGAGAGACAGTTTTGCAGACTTGGCGGCAGCAAATCAGGCAGAGATTGATGCTGGCTATTTGAATAAAGTGCAGATTATTAAATTGAAAGAGACACTAACTGAGGCATTTATGCGAGGATATTCCATGCATACTCTTGCTTCAACTTTTGTTGCGCAGGATATTATTTCTGACTTATATCAGATGACTGATGGAGAAAGGACTTTACTGCTGGATAAGGCAACAAGAAGCATAATGGTGGCAAGAACAGAGACCATACGGCTTAGTGCTCTTGGCAATCTTACAAATTATGAAGATGCTGGATTAACTCAGGTGAGGTTTTCAGCGGCATTTAGCGAGAGGACTTGTGAAGAGTGTGCGTTCCTTAATGGGCATATTTATGATATCGCCGAAGCATTTAGCAGAATTCCGGTACATCCAAATTGCAGATGTAGATGGTTGCCGATAGTGGGAGGGTAAGATGACAAGTGTGAATGAAGTACTGGTGATGGCAGACTTGAGGACTGCTGGCTGTGCCAAGTGTGGGCTTGATATTGAGCAGTTGCGAGCAAGAGATGGAGGCAAGCCCTTTCTTATTGCCGTCAAGGATGAGATGTATTGTGGTCAATGTGCTGTTGTGCTGCTGATGCCAAAACAATGTGCCAATGATGAGTGCAAAAAGATGAATGATGGTGCAGCAAACTTTTGTGGGTTTTGTGGAGGGAAGTTATGACTTTATTGAGGTGTCCTCGGTGTCAAGTTCAAGTGTCTGTTGCGAACAATTCAGGAGATTTTGAGCATGAATGCAATTCTGGTATCGCTGTTCTTGACCAAGAGGATGTTCCAATAATTGGACAGTGGTCAGATTATACGGGCTCTGATGTTTCTGTACGCACTTCTGCTGCTGATGTGCTTTATGCTGGGGCAGCAAATAAATTGCTTGGCACTGAAGCGTGGGTGAGAGATAATGCAAAGACTTATCCTCATACTCCGCGAGGAGCAAATGCTATAACAACACGAAAAAGGCAGCATGTTGAATATATTCCTGATGTTAATCATGTCTCTCAATCCTGAGGTCTTTCACAAACTCATATGGTCTCCCCCGACTGGTAAAAAGTGACGTTTTCTGTGGAAGACCTCGGGTAATTATATAATTTAGGTGTTAAATTATATAATTTATCAATTAAGTTTATATATTTCATTCAACAAAATATATTTTAATGGAAAATCCTATCAAGCGAGACGAAAAAGGACGCAAGATAATTGCTGAAAATGTTTCTTTAATTTTTGGTGCAACAATTCAGACTGAGGATGACAAGTGACTGATATAAAACCCATTAAGGTGAATGGCGTTGCTGTTCGTGAAGGCATTTCCCGCAATAGGATTAAATATACCGCAGAGGCACTTTCTAAGTTCTCTTCAACTTTGGCAAATAAGCCAATTCTCAAAGACCACGATGCAAGGGTTGATAACACCATTGGTCTTGTCACCCAGTCACATACTGTTGATGGCGGTAAAAGTGTCAGATATGAGGGCTGGGTCAAGGAAGATGGTACCAATGTGATTGAGCGTATCAAAGACGGACGCATTAAGGAAGTCAGCATAGGTGCCATTGCTGGACGGCTTGTGCAGGAAAGCGAAGATAGTGATGTGATGATTGCTGAAGACTTGCACGGTCTTGAGCTTTCTTTGACTCCTGTTCCCGGTGTTATGGGGACATCAATAGCGCAGGCACTTGAGAGCATGAGAAACGGCAAAAAAGTTTTGCCTATTTGTGAAAGTGTTGCTCTTTTCCAAGAGGTGGACGAAATGGATGATGAAAAAGATTACAAGTGTCCGGAATGTGGCAAGGTCATGTCTGCCGATAAAAAGGAAACTCACATGGCATCTCACAAGGAAGAGGAAGAAACTCTCAAACAAAAATACAATCATTCCAATGAGGTGAAACAGATGGCAGAAGAACAAGTACTGAAAGAGAAGCTCGCTACCCAGGAAGCTGAGGCAGTAAAGCTCAGGGAACAGGTTGCTGCTTTCCAAAAAGACAAGAAGGAAAGAGCCATTGCAGATTACAAAAAGCTCGCTGTTGACAAAGGTGTGCAGGAGCGGGATGTGTCTGCTCTGAGTGTTGAGGTTATTGAACTCTTGGCTGATGAACTCAGAAAGGTTTCAGTTGACAAGACCAGGGGACATGTGGGCAACTCAAGTGCAGTTGAGCAGTACAAGCTGACTGAGACTACCGCTTACCATAATGGTGCTGCCTTCATCGGTGAAGATGGCATTTTGTTTGAACGCCCAGTTGAAGGCGGTAAGGGGATTGCAATCACATGCGACCCATCAAAATTGAAAGCTGAAGGCGCAAGGTGGAGAATGTTCAAACATTCTGCTCCTATGTACGGAGGTGCTTAAATGGCAGCCGCAGGAATTGGTAATCCCGCAGGGGCAGTACAGGTTTTTGACTTTGGTGCACCGAAATTGATTGGTGCTAATGTCAGAAATGAAATCGTTTCTGGTGGTGTGTTTGTGTTTGGAAGCACAGCAAATGGTGTTGTGAGTTCCGGAACGAATGCTTTCTCTCCTGGAAGCGTCCTGATATCCAGAGACGCAAGCGGTGGGAAATTCAACGGCATCAATATGTTTACCACAGCAGTAAGTGGTGCTGCGACTGTAGCATTGGGTGGAGTGTTTATTCTCCAATGCGCTGGTTCGGTGATTGGTGGCTTCCCTGTAATGTGTGATGGCAATAACTCTGTACATACTTTGGGTAGCAGAGTTGTTCCAGATGCAGCAACAAACTGGGGACCAGCAGCATGCAAGATTGGTCGTGCACTGACTGATGGAGCATCAGGCGGATATGCGCTCGTCCATATCAATCCTTGAGGTGAAAAACATGGCACAACATCAATATATCAAAGAGTTGTTGACGACAGCAACAGGTACTGAGGGCACGCTTCTCATACCAAGAAAGATTTACGACACCATCATTGATGAGGCAGCCAAGAAGCTGATACCTCGCACTGAGGCAGCGTACTATTTTGGTCCTGGCGATATTCCAGGAAGCTCTCTTGACCTGAACTTGCTGACTGAAAACTCACTTGATGTCAGAATTGTGTCTGAGGGTGCTGAAGTGCCTCTTGACCAGGCAGAATACAGCAATACCAACCTCAAGCCCAAAAAGTATGGTGTGGCAATCCGCATCACAACTGAGCTTCTGGAAGATGCCAAGTGGAATCTCCTGCAGCATAATGTGATGCTTGCTGGGCGCAGGTTTGCAGAAAACGAAAACTCATTGACAGTTGTTGCACTTGATGGTGCGGCAAACACGGTGACTGGTGGAGCGGCAATAACCATCCCTAATATCACCAGAGCAATGCAGTTCTTGAATGATGCAGACAAAAACCCAACTTCATTTGCTGTAGGCATGGAAGTGTTGAATGACCTCAGAAACATTGACACTTTTGTTGACTACCAGAAGATTGGCAACACTGATATGCTGACAAAGGGCTATTTGGGCAATGTGTATGGAATGGGAGTTATTCCAGTTAGCTCGAATGCTGGCATGACTGCCACAAGTTCGTATGTGTTTGATAGAGACCATGCGTATGCTATCGCTGAAAAGCGGGCATTGACGGTGCAGAACTTTGACTTGCCCACTTACGATATGAGTGGTGCAGTGATTACGCACAGGATTAGTGTGACACTGATAAGGTCAAATGCAGTCGCAAAAATCACAACTACATAAGTGCTTAAAATCAGCATAAGCTGGTGAGGGCAGAGGGACTACAATGGTTGATACGGGAACAGGTTTTGCAGGAGTAAAGAGAAGCCACGGACTTTGGACAAATAAGGTTTTGCTTGGCGGCTCCGCCTATGACCAGACAGGCGGTGCTGTTGCAGAGATAGCAGTATCAGGAACAAATGTTACTGCATGGGTCAATGGTACTATATCTGGTGTGAATGCTGGATTTACTGGCTCAATTACTGCAAGGACAATCCTAAATGATACCGGAAGTCCGTGGAGCAATGGCATCACTGGTGGCATGTGGGTTAGCTTATCTGGTCCGGGACTTGCAATGGGTTCTCCAGCTATAGTGGCGGCTCCTCCCATAGGCGTTGCTCTTGCTACTGTTGCCAGCAATGCGACGGTTTCTGTGCTGACTCAAGGCATTTATCCTTTTATTGCTGAAGGCACCATTGAAGCTGGTGATGTGGTGAAGCAAGGCGTTGGCGTTGCCATGAATACTGTAATGACTGCTGGTTCTCCTTCATATGGAGCAGTAGGACAGGCAATCACAAGAGGGGGCTCAGAAGCAACCATCTTGGTATATGTCGGTAAAGGAGCATCATTTTAACCCTCATCCAATATGAGGGGAGGGTCTCATGGTCAGAATACAAAGCGTTCCTTACATAAGCAAAATTACCAACACTCAGTTGTGGGTTGGTAGTCCTGCTGTGCCTTTGAGCGGGAGTGATATGGAAAGAAGCGAAATGCTTATTTCTGCTGTTGCTGGCAACACTTTGTTTATTGGCTCTGCTGGCGTCACGCAGGCAAATGGCACTCCTCTCCCTGTCGGTGACCAAATAAGTATTCCTATTGCTGGCAGCGTGTTCTTATGGGGAGTTGGCAGTGGAGCGGGAAGTGTTGATGTAAGAATAATTGAGTGGGCATAATGCTGGGACGTGTACAGGTAAAGCGGAGTGGGAATGTGATTGGTCAAGATGTGACTTTTAAGATGTCTGACCGAGCAGGAAGCGGTAAGACAAAATTCCAGGATAGTGATGGTGCCAATGCGGCATACTTCGACTCACAAGGTAATCTTTTCCTGAGAGGTCAGGTAAGGAGAATCACATGAAATGGAACAGATTATTATTGCTGGTATTGGTAGCATTAGTGTGCTCATATACCATTGGTGCTATTGGCACCTTTGAAAATCTTGCTCCTTCCGGAGTGACTCAGGAGAATTATGCCATTCTTGCAACGTCAGCGGTAAATTTTAGTTTCAATCTTAATGTGACTGGTATTCCTCTCAATGCGGGCAACACTTTGAATTGTACAGTATATAACCGCTCAAGTTTCAACAGCAATTTCAGCAAACTGTTTCCTGAACTGAATGTTACTAATGCGACGTTTGTCAACGTCACAAATTTTACATTGGCAGAAGGCAGGACATACTGGTATTGGAATTGCTCAACAACAAATGCGAGTATAAGTGATAACGGTGTTCACAATCAGTCATTTCTCAGCACAGAACGTATTGTGGATATTGACCTTGATTATTACACATTGACTCTTGGCACTGACCCAGTCATCAATTTTAGTCTTGATAAAGGCAATGCTACATTTAAAAGTGTGGTGACTGCCTCTGCTTTTGTTGGTGATGGGAGCAGATTGACTGGTGTAATAAATACTTCTGTCTGGAATTCAACATCATCTGCTCTTACTCCAAATAAAGCGAGCAGAAATATCACGATGTATAATGGAACGTCATTTTCAACAATAGGGTGGATAAATAGTTCTTGTTTCGGATTTACTCTGACCTCTGGTACAACGATAATGTTCAATAACTTGACATGTCTTCCTTAAAATGGTAAATGTAAAAACAATCGGAGCATATGCGAGCATCCCGCTATTGGCAGCAGTACTGATATTGGCAGGTATGAATGTACAGCCAGATGCAACACACCAAGAAGCAGGCATATTGTTTTGCCTTATCTGGTGGCAAGAGCACTTTATGTTATCAGAACCCAGCCAAGACAAAGAGTGTAAGGTGTGTAGAGGGATGGAAACTCAAAGCTCCTGTACCTGAAACTATAACTCCTGCTTGTAATCCTACAGTGTTGGCATACAACAACAACTGCGATACAGGAGTACTTGACAAATATATCTGTGATGGTATTGGTCCTGATGCAATATGCAAAAATACGAAAGACTTATTGTCAAACCTGGGATGATAGCAAATGGTAACTATGTCAGCAGGCAGTATTGCAGACCAGGTGTATAATTCAATTCCTAATATTCCTGTGGCTCTTTCTGGTACTTTACCCAATATTGTTGACCAGCAGATTGGTTTTGTAAGTGATAGGACAGGACTGACTATCGATAGTGCGAATATCCAGACGCGAGTACAATCAGCTGTGTTTCAGTTTTCTATGGCATCAGCACTTAAAGCCATGCATCTACAGGCGGGAGAGACAAGTGTTGGTGGAGAGATAAGCATCGGTGCTGCCGCCTTAAATAGCGCAAAGATGTATGAAGAGCAGGGCATGAAAGAACTAAATAGCATTGGTGTAAAATTGCGGGTGTATAAGGCATATGGGTAAAGTATTCAAGAAACTTATGAAAAAGGTGAAAAGCATGGTTAATGAAAAGAAATTGCCAAAGAAATTGCCAAAGTTTGTCCCAAAAGAAAAGGATAAAACTGTTGTTGATATTGTGAAAACAATAACTGCTGTACCAAGTGTGTCATCTGTCTCTGTGGCAAGCTTTGTGTCATGTCCACGATGTGGTGAGGTGACTGGGTTTGTCAATGTTAAGGGCTCTGACTTCAAATGCAGCAGATGTGGCAGCGGCTATTCTGGGTTTCCACCACCTAAGAAAGAGTGATGAGAAATTGCGACTACAAACTTATCTGGACTGCGCCTTGCATCAGATGTGATGCTTACTAATATAGGCACTGCTCTCCAGATTAAGTATTTCAGCAGGACTTTTGGGGGAGCAGGAAGCTATTATGATAATGCTTCTCTTGCTGTGAGTGGCACTTCAACAGGATATTGGACTTCTGGCATCAAAATGAGTTTAAAAAACAAGGGACAAGATGCTTTCCTGATGGCTCAGGGCACTTTGCTTGAAGATGATTCACGCTTAATGGTGCTTGGCAATGTTGATACTAGTGGCACATTTAAGGTTGGTATTGGCTCACCGCCAACAAAGTTTTATGCTCCAATTGTAACTGGTCCCGGACATAGAGATTTTAATGAAAGTCCTGTTTACAAAATTGTGTATATGCGCTTTTTACCGACAGGAAGTCTGGCTGGTGAATAAATGATACAAATAATCATCAGAAACAAACTGGGAAAAAAACTTGACTTGCTTGAGAGCAAGAAGGCAATATTTAACCAGGCAATTCACGAGGCAGGATTTATGGTTGAGGATGCAGTTGCGGCTGATATTCAGGCATATCCGTCTGTTGATACGGGAGTATTTGCTGCAAGTGTGTCAACAGATACTTCTGTGCCTTACCAAACAAGAGTGTTTACTGATGTGCCTTATGCCAAGTTTCTTGAATATGGTACATCTCCTCATTTCGTTAAGCCAAGAGTCAAGGAAGCATTAAGGTGGAAAGGTGCTGATGGCTGGTTTTTCAGCAAAGGACATATGGTTGGTGGCATTAAGCCACGACGGCACTTTGCGAGAACGGCAATGGCTATGAAAGATAAGGTTGTTGAGTTTATCAGGCAGAAAATGGCAACGCCAAAAGGTGCTGAATGATAAATTATATAATTAATCAATTACTTTTAAATATAGTGAAAATAAGATATATGCATACTGATTATGCACGCTCTGTTTTGGACAGAGTTGATGCTCCAAGCGAGGATTTGATATGACAATAAGCCAAGTGAACACTTCAACTTTTATTTCTGATACGATTATCCTTCTCAGGACTGAAGTACTGAACAATATCAGCGACCCAATCTCAGCCCAGCGCAGCAACGATGAAAAGTTCTGTGTCACTTCTTATGCAGAACGGCACACAAAATATCCAATTGTGACAGTTGTGGATAGGGGTTTAACTGAGTGGGAACAGGGAGGTATGCAGAGCACTGTTAGCATTCAGCGGTTTGGCATTGAGATAAGAGTGTGGGCGAGAAATGTAAAGGAGCGAGATGAGTTGTCACAGCAGATTTTGGATAGGTTAAGAGGAAGGATACTGACTTTTTCAAGTACTGAAAAACTACATGGATTTAAGATTGATGGCACAACTAATGTGGATGAGCCAGGTGCTGCTGGTGTAAAAAGTAAGATTATAAAT